GCCTGCTACCGAGCGTCTCTCACAACGAAAGCGAATTGCGCGTCGACCTTCCGACTGGAGCGCGCATCCTGCTTTATGGAGCAGACAACTATGACCGCCTGCGCGGTGTCTATTTTGATGGCGTTATTCTTGACGAGTACGGCGATATGGACCCGAGGGCATGGCCCGAGGTCATAAGGCCGGCTCTGTCAGATCGGCGGGGGTGGGCGGTGTTCATCGGCACGCCAAAGGGCCGCAACGCATTCTATGAAACGTGGGAGCTAAGCCAACGCGACCCGGCATGGTTTCATCTCATGTTGAAAGCGTCTGAAACGGGCATTCTAAGTTCGGACGAACTGGAAGACGCGCGTAAGACGATGACAGCGGACCAGTTCGCGCAGGAATACGAGTGCAGCTTCGACGCGGCCATTGCCGGCGCTTACTACGGTAAAGAGCTTGATCTTCTCGTTACACAGAAGCGCATTCGATCCGTTCCTTGGGAGCCGACACTGCCAGTCATCACTGGCTGGGACTTAGGGATCAATGACGCCACGGTGGTGTGGTTCGCGCAGATGGCAGGAAACGAGGTCCGGTTGATCGATCACATGCGGGTGTCTGGCCAATCACTCACGGAAACCGCCCGACAGGTGCTTCAAAAGCCCTACGTGTTCGAGAAACATTGCCTACCGCATGACGTGGAAATCCGGGAGCTAATGTCAGCGACGAGCCGCCGCGATGCCCTGGAAAGCCTTGGGCTTAGGCCGATTCATGCAGGCAGTGCCTTGCCCGTCGATGAGGGCATAAACGCGGTGAAGATGATGCTGCCGCGCTGTGTGTTCGACGCTGAGAAATGCAAGGAAGGTATCGAGGCACTGAGACACTACCGCAGCGAATACGACGACAAAAACCGCGTGTTTCGGCGCAGGCCGTTGCACGATTGGTCATCGCATGACGCCGATGCATTCCGCGAACTGGCCATGCAGACGCGACCTGTTGCATTCGAGCGCACACACCGCCGCGCCAGATTAGGAACTATGGCTTGATCGACGAAAAGCAGCTCGTCAAGATTCTGAAAGAGGAAGAATCGGACGCCGCGTCCTATTACGACAGCGAGGTTGCGCAGTCTCAGGCGGACGCTATGGACCGCTATCACGCCAAGCCTTACGGGGATGAACTGGAGGGCCGGTCACGCGTCGTCACGCATGACATTGAAGACACGATCAACTGGGTGATGCCGGGGCTGATGCGGACGTTTCTGGAGTCCGACGAGCTGATCACATGCGACGACGACGGCATTGATGCTGGCGACCCGTCTCTGAAACAGGCGGCGGATTACCTCAACCATGTGTTCTTCAAGGACAATCCAGGCACCGAAAACATTCACGATTTCGCGTTTGACGCGCTGCTGCAGAAGCTGGCCGTGTGCCGGGTGGCATGGAAAGACCCGGAACCGAAGCCGGAACAAATCCTCGAAGGCGTGACCGAGGAACAGCTCGCCCGCTATGTGAACGACGCCGAGTATGAAATTCTAGAATCCGAGCCGGAAGAAAAGACCATCGAGGGCCAGCCGTATCAGTGCTGGAATTTGAAAGTCAAGCGGACGCCAAAGGTTGGGCGCGGTGTGGTCGAAACAATCCCGCCCGAGGAATTCCGCGTGTCGCGGCGGGCGCGGTCCATCGAAGACGCGGACTATCACGGCTGGAAGCAGCAGGTGTATCTCGCTTCGATCATCTCGGAATTTCCAGAGAAGCGCAACGATCTGGATCCTAGCGGCCAAATGCGGTCGACGGCCGATGATGGCGACGCGGAACTGGCGACGGATACCCGCGCCGAAGCCCGCTTTCCTGACGAGCCGACAACGACGCTGGGCGGTGACACGTCGCATTGGTCCGAGCTGGGCCGCAAGAAGGTCTGGCAAAACGTCGAATACATCCGATGTGACTATGATGATGATGGCATTGTCGAATTGCGCAGGGTGCGCCGCGTCGGCAATGTGATCCTGGAGAATGACGCCGTTGAAGAATCCGAGTTCGTGGCATGGTCCCCGATTCGGGTGGCGCACCGTCTGATCGGCCGGTCACTGGCCGATACACTTATGGACCTGCAGAAGATTCGCACGGTTCTGACACGGGCCGCTCTGGACGGCTTCGCGCGTTCGTTGCAGCCGCGTACCGTCGTCAACAAGAGGATGGCGAACACCGCAACGCTTGATCAGATACTAGACCACGAAATTGGTGGTGTGATCGAAGTTGAGGGCAACGTAGGCGAGGCAATTCGAGAGATCGTATCGCCGGATGTGTCAACGCCGGCTCTGGCTGCAATCGAGTATTTCGACCGAAGGTCCGAGGAAGCGTCGGGCGTCACGCGTCATGCTCAGGGTATAGCGCCCGAGGCCATCACACAGACGGCCAAGGGCATCGAAAACCTGCAAGCGGCCGCGAACGCCCGGGTCGAACTGATCGCCCGGTGGATGGGCATCGGGCTGCAGGAAGTGTTTGCGAAGCTCCTGCGGGTATTGATCCGGCATCAAGATGCACCGCGTATGATCAAGCTGTCTGGCCAACGGTCACAGGTTGATCCGCGCCGTTGGTCCGACGAGATGGCGGTGTCCGTGCATGTTGGATTGGCTGCCGATAGCCGGGAAAAAAGGTTGTTCAACCTGAACCTGGTTGCGCAGAAGCAAGAGCAGATCATGCTGCAGGGCGGGTTTAGCAACCCGCTTGTCTCGCCCGTCGAATACCGCGAAACGCTGGTGCAGATGGCCGAGGCCATGGGGTTCAAGCGTGGCGCCAGGTTCTTCAAGGAGATTTCAGAAGGGTGGGAACCGCCGCCGCCGGGCGAAGACCCGAAGCTGGCCGAAGTGAAGCAAAAAGCGCAGCTCGCTCAGTCTGAAATGCAGCAGAAAGGGCAACTGGCGCAGGCTGAATTGCAACAGAAAGGCCAGCTACAGGCGGCCGAAATGCAAGGCAAGCAACAGCTCGCGCAAATGGAAGCGGAATTCCAATCGCAAATGCACGCGCAGAAGGCCGAACTTGAACGGCAGATTGCTGAAATCAAGATGCAGTCCGAGGCATCCAACAATGCCGAACGCATCGCGCTGGAGCGCGAGCTTGCATTGATCCGAATGCAACAAGAGCGCGAACTGGCAATGCTGAAAATGCAGCAGGACCGTGAGATTGCCATGGCAGGCATTAAGGCCAAAGCGAGCGCGAGCGAAGCGCCAAGCAATGGTTCGTTCAAGTCAGGGGGGCGGCTGGATGCGTGATCGTTGTGAAGTCGTGTTGGTATTCGAAGGCCGGCCATCACGCGGAAACATGAAGCGACGCGCCTGGTGCATTACGCATGACCGTTTCGCGGAAGAGTGCGACGGCGACCCATTTGACACGCTTGAACATCTGGACGAGGCGGCAAAGCCAGAAGTGAGGCAGTGTCCGCATTGCGGGGGCGAAATTGAACGAACGTATGAAAGAAGCGAGCGAGCGTAGGCAAGCGAGGCTTAGGGCCACGGTAGAAATTGCTCACGCGTTGTCGGGGTTGTCTGAACGTGCGGTGGTCGCATGGTTTGACGAGAGCGAGCGCAATCTGATCGACGCGGCGTTGGACGCCGAAACCGATGACGGCCGGCGCGAGGCTGTGGCGATGGCCAAGGCGTTTCGCAGTGTGCGGGGTTTTTTGTACTCCACGATTGAGGCAGGCGATCGCGCCAAGGGTGAACTAAAGGGGCTGTAATGGTAGACGAGATCGGGACGCAATCGGTCGAACAGGATTCTTCAATGGCCGGCGCTGTCGCCGCCATGCCCGACATTGATATGTTGGAAAAGGGCGCGCCCGTTGATCGTGGCGACAATGGCCAATTCAAATCGCGAGAGCCGGTCGAAGACAAGGCAGACGCACCGCCCAAGGATGAGCAGCCGGAACAGCCAGACAAGGCGGACGCCAAGGCCGATGACGAGCCGGCTAAGGCGGACGACGACACAGAAGACGGCGACGACGGCGATTATATCGAGGTCGCTGGCGAGGACGGCGCGGAACCGAAGCGGATTCCGATAGCCGAGGCGTTGGAACGCTATAGCAAATTCGAAGAATTGCAGGCCCAACTCGCCGAACAGCAGCAGACGCAAGTGCCGCCGGAACAGTACGACACGGCGATAAGCATGGCGCTGGAGCAGGCATCACAATACGAGAATGGACTGAGGCAGTTGCAGCAATGGCTGCAGCCTCAAATGCCATCGGCGGAATTGGTTAATCCGAATTCGCCGCACTACGACCCGGAAGCGTACCACCAGCAGCTAGAGCAGGCACGACAGTTGACGCAGATGCGCCAACAGGTTGATGCGGAGGCACAGCGCGTGCGTGGGGAGCGTGATTCACGTCAACAAGCCGTCCTTGAGACTCGCCATGCGCGAGAGTGGGCAGCGGCATTGCAAGCGTGGCCGGAATTGAAGGAGACGAGCACAAGAGAACGCGTGGTGTCTGATGTGTCGGAAGCCTACGGGTTCCCGGCTGATGAGGTCAGGGCAATCGGCGATCATCGTGTGCTCAAAGTGCTCAAAGACGCACTGGCTTATCGCCAGCAGCGGGCAGCAAAGGATTCGGCCGTCAAGGTCGTTTCGGCCAAGCCCAAGCTGGTTAGGTCCAAGGCGCGTCAATCGCAGTCAGGCAAGGCCGCGCGCTTCGCAGAGGCTAACGACCGTCTGACACAATCCAACAGCCTTGATGATGCCGCCGAAGCAATCGGCGCCCTTCTGGGCTAAATCTCCAGGGTAAACTGCCATGACTGTGCCGACAGGTGCCGTGCAGACTTTCGCGATGGTCGGAATTCGCGAGGAATTGAGCGACGTTATCACGAACATCAGCCCGATGGACGTTCCTTTCTATTCGATGTGCCGCAAGGGCAAAACCAAGTCGCGTTCGCCTGAGTGGTTGAAGGACTCGCTGCAGGCGGCTGACCCGACGAATGCCGTCGTTGAAGGTGACGATGTGGCCGGCGACACGATGGTGCAGCCGACCCGCCTAAAGAACTACGTCCAGCTCATGGACAAAGTTGTTGTGGTTTCGACCACGGCGCAAAGCGTCGATGCCGCCGGCCGGTCGAACGAGCTGAAGTACCAGGTCGCCAAATCGGGCAAAGAGCTGAAGCGGGACATTGAGGCCCGTATTACTGGCAACTACGCGTCGGTTGTCGGTAACGCGTCAACGGCTGGCCAGTGTGCCGGGGCCGAGTCGTGGATCGAAACAAACGTGTCTACGGTCGGCGCGGTCGGCGGGTTCAACACTGGCACGGGGCTGGTGGACGCAGCGTCCGATGGCTCGCAGCGGGCCTTTACCGAGGCCATGGTGAAGGAAGTCGTTCGCGAAGCGTGGACAAGCGGCGGTGAGCCGACTGTCATGATGGTCGGTCCCTTCAACAAGCAGACGGCAAGCGGTTTTGCGGGCATCGCGACGCAGTATCGCGAGAACACCGGCATGCGGCAGGCCACCATCCTCGGCGCGGCTGATGTCTACGTATCCGACTTCGGCGAATTGCGGATCGTAGCCAACCGATTCCAGCGTGATCGCTCTGCGCTCGTGCTCCAGCCGTCGACGTGGGAGCTGAAAATGTTGCAGCCGTTCAGCACCACGCCGCTTGCCAAGACCGGCCACGCGGAAAAGCGCCTGCTCGCAACCGAGTTTACGCTCGTTGTTACGGATGAAGCCTCGAACGGCAAAATTGCCGATCTGACCACGAGCTAATCGACATGAGCAGAGCACATCTACACGTTCTAGACCCTGCAAGCGGCTCTTGGGTGCCGGCAACAGGGAATGGAGTGGGTGTGATCGGCGGTGGCGGCGGGGGAAGCTCCGCTGCCAGTTCGGTTGATAGTTGGTCGTATGCTGCCGCGTCTGGCGGCATCAACGACACGTCAGATGTCACGTTAGTTGCGGCGCCCGGTGCGGGCAATGTCAATTACCTCACCGACGTGCAGCTAATTAACTCTGATGAAACGGTCGGCACGGAATTTGTGATCAAATCAGGCTCAACAATCCTGTTTCGCACATTCCTGCCAGCCGGACGGCCAGCACACGACACGGGCGCCATGCCGGTTGCGTTCCATTTCTCGCGGCCTTTGCGGGCAGACATCAACACAGCACTCACGGCGGCGGCGATTACCACAAGCGCCGAAGTCTACATCAATGCGCAAGGTTTCACTGACATTTCCGAAATTGCGGCCGAGGGCGCGGTTTCGAACGTCGTGGAAATCTTCACCGCCAATGGTGATTCGCTCACCGATCAGGGCAGCAATCAGCTCGTGCAGGGATACCCGTAATGGCTACAACTTCTATTCGGTCGATCACCGATACGTGGACAGATGGCGCCACCACGTACACGGCTATAAAAATGAACGTGACCGACTCGGCATCGGCAGCGGCATCGAGCCTGTTGGCGTTGCAGGTCGGCGGTTCCACGCTGCATGATGTCGGCAAGGATGGGGCCGTTACGGTTACATC